TGCGAGTTTGCCCGAAGCCCGAAACAACCAAAGCTCCTCCGATAATAAGTGAGAGAATAAGTTTCATTTTTACATTAATCGCTTCCAAACCCGCTTGGTTCCTGTTTGGCTATCATAGTCATTGGGTTGGACTACGAAAGGAAGATTTTGAGCATCGGTGCCGTTGGCCAGTTGATAGATGGCGGGGATTCCATCGATAACTAGAAAGATGACAATACCCACCGCATATGTTCCGCTCACCGTATTAAGTCCGTCGAGGTTGGTTGATCCCCCACCATCCAGCCCAGTAATCGATGGTTCCACCCGAAGGATGTTGACGCTGGGTGTTTGAATCGGGGTTGAGCTAACGCCAATAACACTGGAACTTGGGATGGGGATACAAATCTTACTCATTATCGGGTTACCTCTGGAGAAATGATTACGTTACCTTGAAGAATGCGAGTTGTGACGGCCCCGTTGTATAACTCAAGGTCATATACGGCCTTATCACAGACCGAGAGAAGCGCCGTGTCAGTAGCCGAAATAAATAGTCGAATAGCCCCATTTTGAGATCCAGAATTTAAAGTGATTCTACCATTGCCAACCGCCGTGGACAACTCAAGAATTACTGCCTTAGATTCGGGCTTTGAGCGGATCTGCATCTTGGCTGTAAATCCCGCAAGATTAACAGGTGTTGACGGTTCTCCTGTTTCATAAAACAAAGTCTGGTCAAAGGTTGCCCCTTGAAAAATACAAATGTCAGCTTCAGCAATAGGTAGTTGCGCCATAGAAAAAATCCAGCGTAGATTCTACCATTGCCTTCGCAAAGTCAAGGACTGTTTGAGTTTCTTGAAAGTCTCCTTATTAATTCTCTTCTTCTCTTCTATGGCTTCAGAACCAGCCATGGCTCCGAAGACCTTACGAGCGACAAAGAGTCCTACAGCAAAGGAGTCGAATAAGTCGGGCGACTTCCCGATCCGCTTTTTCATGTCGGTTTTAGACTCAATGATAATCTTTCTGGTTCGTCGGGCATATTTTCTTTGGGTCATCTCCCATGCCAGATCTGGGGTGATTCCTTTGAGTTGCTCGCATTCCAAGAAGTAGCGGGCGGCGAAACAGAGTTCACTAGCCATGTTGTGGAACAATTCCTTGCCAACTTGTGGTTTTCCTGTGACTTCGTTTCTCATGGCGTATTGGGCGCTCACTGGTAGATCTGAAGCCGCTCCTGCAAAACTTACTGCGTGCCAACCCTTTAGGAGTTCCCTCTCTCCTATAGACCAGAAAATACCACCAGCCGAAGCGTCCACACCTATCCACTGATTCGGGATTCCTAACTTGATAGACAGATCGCTGATCTGTTGTATCATTTCGTACTGGAAGTCCTCCTGAGATCCCGCCCTTCGGTTGAGAACATATTGCTTCTCTACGGCGATGGCCCACTTGCCCGATATCAACTTCCCGTATTTAAGGTGGGTAAAGACAAAGCGGTCTCCACCTTCTGTGTAGCTGGGATCGACTCCTGCTATATCTTTCGGGGTTCCATCCCAGATGGGTTTATCCAGCGCCCCATGGCGAGCTAGAAGAATATCCGAGACAATCGTGGAATCATCTGCGTCTGCTGGTGGCCAGAAACCCCTGAACTTGCGCCAGAACTGGGGGTTGAGTTCTCCGAGTTCCTTTTTGGCCAGAGCCACATCATTAGGTTTGGGAAGAAATGGGTAGCGAAGTCCTTTGCCCTGCTCAAAGGCTTGCTGGTTGGGGTTGTCTTTTTCGGAGTCGAAGCGAATGCATATCCCCTCAATACCAGCCACCCGTATTTTCCAATTCGGGGTATCCTCATCCACGCTCATCCATCCCTTGATGGGTTCGCAGAATTTTCCGTGGGGGTCAAATATGGATGCGGGGTTACCTGCTCCGACAACATAAAGCTCTTGAGCGCCCTTAAATCCCCAGATTGCTTGGTTAATTACGGAAGACGCGCAGTCTTGTAACTCGTCCACAATCAACACGATACGACGATTCTTCTTACCCTGAAGTCGTTTTTGGGCGTCATCTTTGTATTCGTCACCAGCCGCCAAAAGCATGATGGAGGAGGCATCGCTCACCCCTGTTAGGGGATCGATAATGGCTCCCTCTTCTTCGGACAGCTTGATGATATCCATGGATTCGATGAGTCGGCCCGATGCGATTCCGAGGTTTCGGGCTTCGCGATACATCTTGACTAGCGCAGCCCAGATGCGCTGCTTGGCGTCGATCTTACTCGTAGACACCACAATGCACATCGTATTGATCGGGTCGCAGAACCAATTAACCAAAGCAAACGCCGCCATTCCGTAGGACTTTCCTGAGTCCGTCCCTCCTGCCAGTCCCGTGACGCTTCGGATGAACTTGTTGCCAGAAGCCTCGTCTTCTTCGTGGACTGAAGCACAGAAGGCTTGGGCGGCTAACTCTGCCCACTTGTGCCACTGGAAGGTTGGCCAGATTGCCGAAACGACATTGCGGTAGTGGCGGGCTTTGCCGAGCCCCCCTTCTTCGGGTGTCAACCCCATAAGAAATGCATCCATTTCGATACGCAGAGGCGTAATCGCCTGCCCATCCTTGGACAGCCACAGTCTTCCGTATTTTTCTATCCCCTGATCTTCTGTTGCCATCTGAGAAATTTCTATTACACTAGACCCGATGGCCAAACCGTGCAAGCACAAGATCGACTGGGACTTACCAGAGAATAGAATCAAGAAACAAAACGCCTTCCGACTTTATGTCGCTGGGCGGGGAACCAAAGAGATTATGACCGAGCTTGGTTGCACTTCTCCTCCCCAACTATCCAAATTTGTTCATAGCGAGAAATGGGAGCAACATGCCGAGACTTGGAGGGCAAATCCCGAACAAGAAAACCTCTATCCTTGGGAAATTGAAAGACCCAGCCAACTGGTTCCCGCTCCGCCAAAGATGGAGGTTATGGAAAAAGAGAAGCGGATGCAATGCGTCAAAGCATTCTCTATGTTTTGCTCTGGGCGCAATGTTCCTGATATCGCCTCAGAAATCGGGGTTAGCGCGTCTACCATCAATCTTTGGAAAGAAACCCAGAGGTGGGTGGCGTGTAGGGAAAGGCTGGCCAACGACCAAAATCCCGCCCCTTGGGAAAACGACGATGTCCCGACCCTGCTTTCTGATATCACAGCTTCAATTGAAACCATGAAGAAATCGATTAAGTTTTTGACTGGCAGGGTGTTGGTTAAGGCTGCTGATGCCGCGCAAGACCTAGATGGCATGGAGGCTCTGGGCATGATGAGAAACATCAAGCAGCTTGCCGAGGCTGCTTCTATCAACTTTAGTGATGGAAACCACCAGCAGAATGCGGTGCAGATCAATATCGCCACCAAACTTGAATCCTTGAAGATCCCAGAAAACAACACCTATGAGGCGGAACTTGTGATCAATGAGTGAGGTGTTGAGATTCTGTTACCCCCGCAAAACCGATGTTCCCCCACGGGGGTGGTGGGTTAAATGTCCCGTGACTGGAGAAGAAATCTACGGGGGGGACTTTGGGGATATGGTTAAAAATTGCGAGAAGAAGATTCTGGAGCGGGGTTTGGTGCCGCCGCCCGACTTTATCGCCCAAGTCGAGAATGCCCTTTGCCAGCGTTTGGCGGGGTCTGCCAACTGCGTTCCCTGCTCAAGTGTTAAGCAGACCTTGGGATTTGGAGAAATCGTCCGCTGGGTTAGGGCCATGTACAACTTCGCCACCAAATCCCAATTCCAATTGGTAGACCAAGAAGAGGCTGAACGTAGAGCTAAGATCTGTGCGGCTTGTCCATACCAAATCTCCACTTCTGGATGCTGGGGGTGTAAAGGAATCGCAGGCATGCTTCCAGCTATCGCGGGAGCCCGCAAGACCAGCTATGATAACCAGCTAAAAGCTTGCGGGGTATGCGGGTGCTTTAATGCCGTGTCGGTTCACTTGCCAATTGAAATTCAGCAAGACTCCCATCTCAGTTTTCCCGACCATTGCTGGAAGAAGACTAGCTAACTTATCCAAAAAGCGGCATTCCCATATCTTTTTGGTAAACGACTATTGGGCGCTTCGATTTGCTTTCTTTCTGGTTCAGCCAAGTGCTTACTACGGTTTCGACGGGATTGTATCCAATTGCTTTCCAATAAAAGTTGGATTCAAGATCCACCGCAACTCGGCACTTTATGCTTGTTAGCATTCGGGATTTTGCCTCATCACAAACCGCTGATTCCATAAGTATCGCCCTGTGCCATCTGCGGGCGTCTTGTTGAACCACTATTTGGATAATGGTTGCTGGATCATTGGCAAATGATGCGTAGCAAAAACCCGTAAGATCGTTGTTGTCTGTTGTTACCCAAAGTTTTTGATACTTCCACCTGTCGCGATTTGCTATCCGAGCTTTTGTCAAAACGCTCATATATGCATCTTTTGGCAAAAACCCAAGCGCCGATCCTTCTTTTTTCCGAAGAGAATCAATATATGCAAAATCTTGAGGAACCGCTTCTCTCAAAAGTGTTTGCTCGTTCATGCGTTTATAAAACGTGTAATAGATTTTTCAAAAACCATTGGAGCAATGCCTGTGGCACCTTCGCGATTCTTAGCCACAATAAATTCGACTGTTGGAGTTTGAGAGTGGTTCTTGGCGTCCTCTTCGTCGCAATGCAAGATAACCACCATGTCGCTATCTTGTTCAATCGCGCCCGATCCCTTGAGGTCTGAGAGGCTGGGTCTGCCTCCGCGTTTTTCGGGGTCGCGGTTCAACTGAGCTAGTACCAAAACTGGTACGCGCAAGGTCTTGGCTAGTTCCTTAATCCCGCCGCTAATCTCTTCGACTTCGTTAACGCGATTGTCTTTACTTCTCTTGCTGTCTCCGCGAAGCAACTGGAGGTAGTCGATAATGATAAGATCCAAGGGTTCTTTCTGGTGGGCTCTGCGAGCTACAGCCTTGATGTAGCCGATAGATTTGCCAGAGGTATCATCGCACAGGATGTGGGAGTCCCTTACTTCCGCGTAGGCTTTTGACAGACTTTCCTTCTGATACTTTGTAATGGATTGAGCAAGAATATCAGCCGCCCGCACCCGCGCACGACTCCGAATCATCCTCTCCATCAGACTCACACTGGTCATCTCAAGTGAGAAGATTAAAACTCTCTTTTGAGCATCCAGTGCAACATTCTCCGCTATCTGCATAGCCGCGCTGGTCTTCCCAACTGCTGGTCTGGCCGCGAGCACAATCATGTCTCCTCCCCGCATACCAAACATCAGAAGATCATCAACTGGCACCAAGCCTGTGCGAACCCCAATCTTGGGCTCACCCCTCATCGTGGATTCAATGTTGTCCAGTGCTCTTTCGACCACGTTCTTAATCGATAGCTTCTCGCTGTCATCGATCAGGTAGTCAGCCCGCATGACGCTGGTCTCAGACCAATTCTTGAGTTCTTCAAGCTTTAGCTCGCGGTCTCTGGCCTTGTGAACCATGTCCCCACCCAACATCTCAATAGAGCG